TGATACATCAAGAGTACCATTTAAATCTACTGCTGTAGCTGTTAAATCTATTTCATCTGTTGCGCCAAGAGCTAATATAGCATTACTTGATCCCTGTATAAATTGACTAGTATCATTAAAACATAGTTTATTTGTACTATTTAAAGTTAATCCTGTGCCGTCTGTATGTGTTAAAGTTGTGTCTTGGTCATCGCCAAATTGAATTGAACCAGAATCATTTAAGAAAAGATCATTAAATTCTAATGCTGTTGTTCCTAAATCAGCGCCACCTGAAGCGTCTGGTACGAAAGCAGTTTCGGCTGTAATTGTAGCACTTCTTATATTGGAAGTTCCATTATCTATCGCACCAAATCCTGAAGTAATTGATCCAGAATCTAATGCTCCAGTTGTTAAAATGCTAGAACTTCCTGCAACTACACCATAAATAGAACCAATAGCTGTACTTCCAATTGTAATAGCATCAGCTTCTAAAGTACCATCTACATCAACATCACCAGAAAAATCTCCTGTTGCAGCGTCTAATTCGCCAGAGATGGTTAGATTTCTACCACCAGTAATATCTGCACTAGCGTCTAAAACCATTGCTTTACTTGCTGCTGCAGTACCTGCAGTGATTCCATCTAAAAATTCTAATTCTGCTTCTGTTAATTCTGCACCTGAACCTAAAGTTAAAGTTCCTGTAACTGTTAAATTATCTGCAACTGTTACTTCTGAAGTTGTATGTCCAATCGTAACTGCAATTCCTGAAGTTTCAGTTGCTACTTTTAAAGCACCTTGTGAATTTGTAATATAAGAATTTGTTCCATCGTGATATACTTGCATATCACCACCATCACCAATTTTAATTGGTGAAGAATCTGTTAATTCTAATGCATCATCTGATTGATCCCATAATAAGAAACTTCCAGCAGTATCACCAAAGAATTTTACATCTAATCCTGTGCCATCGACACCTACAGTAACTGCGCCATCGATTTGGACAGCACCATCAATATCAACAGCATCTAAATTAGCTGTACCATCAACATCGATATCACCCGCAAGATCAATTCCTGCTGCACCTGCAAAAACTAAATCATCTGCTGATGTATCCCATAACATGTAGGCACTTGCTGTGTCTCCAAAGAATTTAATATCATATCCTTGGTCATCTGCACCAACTGTAAGTGTTGCGTCTAATTGTACAGCGCCATCAATATCAACAGCATCTAAATTTGTTGTTCCATCAATATCTGCATTTCCAGATATGTCTAAAGTTGCAGCGTCTAATTCTCCTGCAACTGTTAAAACAGCACTCGTAAGTGTTAATAAATCTGTATCGCTAGTGTGTCCAATAGTCGTTCCATTAACAATAACATTATCAACTGTTAAAGTTGTAAGCGTACCTAAGCTTGTAACGCTGCCTTGTGCGGCAGTCGCTAAAGTACCTGTTAATGTTCCTGTGACTGTAAGATTATCCGCAACCGTTACTTCTGAAGTTGAATGTCCAAGAGTAATGGCTATTCCAGAAGTTTCTGTTGCTAATTTTAAAGCGCCTTGTGAATTAGTAATATATGAATTTGATCCATCGTGGTAGACCAACATGTCATTGCCAGTACCAAACTTGGCATTAGCACTATCGGCAAACGTTGCATGAGATCCTGTTAATACATTGAAAGCATTCGCTGTCATTGTAAAATCATCAGCACCTGCGATTTCGAAATCTATTTGGTCATCAGTACTTGCTGTAATGCTAGTATCTGAATCAGCGTCGAGAGTTAATTCGTTACCATCTAAATCAACTGCACCCACTCCACCAATATTGGAATCAACCATGTTTGGGTCAGTTGAATCATCAGCAGTAGCATAAATAAGTTTAGTTCCTTTATCTGTAGCTGCCCAAGTAACACTAGATCCTGAACCAGAAACATATTTAAATTGAACAGTGTAAGCCCCGGATGTATTATTTTTCATTATATAAAAAGTTTGAACATCTAAAGGAATAGTTACAACTTGGTTTCCAGTAATCGTTCCAGTAAATTCTATAATTCTGTGTGCAAGAACTGCACCTGTTGATCCGTCAGAAACAGATAACGTTGTTGTTTGAGCACTACCCGCTATGGATTGTGCTGTATAACCACCAGCAATTTGTTCAATGAGTTGTAAATTCGTATTAGTTTTAGATCCCCAATCGCCGGCATTTTCGCCGGTTGTCATTAACTCTGTACCAAGACCTGTGTAACTTGATGCCATTATTTTATCCTATGCGCTTCCTACAAATACCTCTACATCTACAGAAGACGTATCTGCTTGAGCTGTAATATCAACCAAATCATTTAAAGATACAGTAATTGCAGAACCAGCTGCATGCATCGTATCGATAACACCACCACTATTGTCACCTGGATAAATGAACGAGTGACCAGCGTCTACTTTAATAGCAAACTCTGTACTGTCTTCATCTCTAAAAATTAATGTAAGATGGTTGCTTGAATCTAAATTTGTAATTCTAATGTATCTAACATCGTCTTCGTCAAACTGACCTGCTAGATAACTTTTTGATAAATCTGTTGAAGACGCGGTAGCAAAACCTAATAGTCCCGTTTCTGTTGTTGAAATTGTAACTATTCTTTTAACAATTTCATCAACACTAGAAATATCTAATGATCTCTCACTATTATAGCTGTTATTGTTTAATGTTATTTCTTCTATTACTTTGACTGTTAGTGTTGCCATATTTTAATTCCTTACGGTGTTTGAGCCGGAACGGGTATACGAGGTTCTTTATCCGTATAGTCGTCTCGTCTTCTTCGACCTAATTGTTCTTTACCAAACTTCTGTACTTCAGTTTGATACTTTTGTTCGTACAGTTGTAGCATATCCATTGGACCTTTTAAATAGCTAAAAGCTTCTACTAAGCATGCATACAACAATCCATTACCAAAGTTAAGACTTAAATACGTTGTCGTATTTGCTGAGCTTAATCCCAGAGGTCTTGCATTATAATGTAATTTATACATAAAAGCTGATGAAGGGGTAGGCACAATAGTAATTTTTCCTGAAGTTGTTGCTCCAGCTCCAGTTGCTCCTCCGCCCGACATTGCGTAATATTTTGGTGTTCCCGTAGTTGTTTCAGCTGCATCATATTCTCTTAAATAACTAATATCTTTTTTAATCAGCCAGCCATTAGCTCCTGTCGCAGCCGTTGTTGAAGTATAAACTTGTATGCCCCTAACAAATAACGTTCCAGCCGGAGTATATACATTATCTGTCGAAGCAACTAAATTATCAATTACTTCTCTTCTGTCTGCATCAATAGGAATATCTCTTTGTATTCTAAGTTCAGAATTATCAATGAACTGATCCGTAATTGTACTTGAAAGTACACCCGTTCCTACTTCTGTATAATTTTGAATTGCTGTTGTGAGTGTTGCGTATGTAAATCCTGCCATTATGCTGTCAATGTTGCCGGACCAGCCGAGCAATTATTGCCTCCTCCTGCGATTCCTCCAGCTGTAGCAGTATTCGTATCTACAGTAAAGTGATAGTAGTCATCGGTATTGGTAATCGTGCCGCTTGAATCTCGCGTACCAACGGTAATCGAGTAGCCAGCGGCTTTTGCTAAATTCGCTCCTGTAACACCATCAAAGCCCACTGGATTTTGATAAGCATCTGCATCTGAACTTGTCCATATTGGACCTCTAAATCTCACTGTGTCACTTGTAGATCGTCCATGACTTTTTTCAAACACATTTATAATGCCTGATCCTGCTGAAATAGTTTCAAAAGGATTAGGCTCTAATATTGTAACAACTGTATTTTCAGTTCTTGCTGGTCGTGCATGTCTTAAACCATGTCCTTCTACACTATAATGTTTTTTCTCGTCTTGTGGATGTCGTGCTTCATATTCAGATTTATGAACGAACATACCATTCCATTCTCTAATCATTTCTCTATAGGGAAATTCCATTCCACTTCTATCTGAGATCGCTTTAGCGTATTTTCCTCTTGCAAATGCCATAGTTATCCACTCGGGTAATAAGATTCTGGAGTTATATAAGTGCTTGTAGAAGATCCATCTTCTGACAAAGCTCTTTTTAATTCGTCTTCGTATAATAATTTTAATTCTTGTACTCTTTGTGGTGCATATTTTTGAGCTAAATAAAAAGATAGTCCTGATGCCATACAAGGCACAAAACGATAAGGCACATCAGTTGCATCTGTATAAGTTGAATCTGCATCCTGTATTCTTTTTACAAAATAAATATGCATGTCTTTTGATGCAGCTGTAGAGTCAGGTGTTGGGTAAATAGTAATTGTTGTCTTGTCAATAAATCTTTGAACAAAATATCTAGAAGGTGTTCCTTTAGATAATTTATTAGCTAACCCAGAATAAGTTGATCTATCCGTTTTTGTAAGAGCTGAATCAGATTGAGTTGTTTCAGTTCTTCCAGTTCGGTATGTAGCTTCAAGAACATCTGCAATACCATAAGTAGAAGATCCACTTGTACCACCAACTGTTACTGAAGAAGTTCCATCACCTGATGCTCTATAAAAAGTATATTCAGCTTGACCTTCAATGAGATCAATATTGGTATCACCTACTTCCCAGTAGTGCAAACCTCTATTGCCCCATTCTTGAAACATTATGTTTAAAGAACGTCTTGCTGTTTTTAATTGAAATCCTGAAACAGATTGTAAACCAATTCGCTCGTAAGCTTCAGTAATTATATCATCAACAGCAAATGTCTTGTCGAACGTTACTGTTCCAGAAGTAGTATTAGCCATTTGCTACCTCCTAGTATTGTTTTCGCATTTCTAGAATAACTGTGTAGTGATCTAGATTAGTATGTCCACTAGTTGTAAAGTCAAGATCACCATCAGGTGAACTAGCATTATTTTTAATCCCACCAAATGATCTAAAGTCCATGTGTCCTTGAACATTACCTGCTGCTGCACTTCCTCCAATAACTAATGCTAACGCATTAGTACTTGCAGCGAAATAAATAGCGAGTCTCATTCCACCAATGTCATACCAAATTTGATCAATTGTAATATTTGAACAAGCGGTACCATCAGGGTGATCTGTTAAAGCTGAAACGTCTACTTTCTTTACTGCTGATTCACCATTACCATCAGAAAGATTTGTAAATTTCATTACAACTCTTTTTTCTGTATCGATTATTGTTTGACTTGTTACTGCGTCTGCCATTTTTCCTCCTGTTAGAGAGAGGGAGCCGAAGCTCCCGCTCTAATTTAAGTCTTTATTTATTAGCCGTTATTGTAATCAAAAGCTGCGCCAGTGATCTTAATAACTAATTTACCTGCTGTGTAAGCTGCTTCAGTAGCTGCTCCACAAGTTAAGTAAAGGTATTTTTTTGTTAATGCTGCAAGTGTTGCTCCACCATCAGCAGAAACATATGTACCTAATGCAAGATCTCCATTATTCAATAAGTTTGTTCCACTCGTTACTGCTGCATTTTCTGCATCAGTCGCAGTAGCTGAACAATCTAGATTAATATCTGGATCTCCACCTGTTGGTACTTCTAAACATGCCATTTCTATTTCGAAAGGAATGCCGTTAACTCCAGTTGTTAGTTCTGCAATGTAAGCATTAGCTGCTCCACCATCAGTACCAATAACATCATTAGCTGAACCACCACAAGCTAATCCACCGTGAAGGTCAATTAAAATAGTAGTGTAAGTTAGACCACCAATTTTATTAACAAAAGTGTTAATTGCATCATCAGCAATTCCTGATCCATGCGCATTTGGTGTAATTTTGAAAATAGTAGCTGCTGTACCTAAACTTCCATTGTTAGTACCAGTTGAAGTGCCTGCTGCTACAATGTTGTTTCCAGTACTTGCAACTTTTTCTACTTCCATACCACCCGCTGCTTTTATAACTGCGTAGTCAACAAAAGCGCCAGTAGTTGTATTTTTAGTTGTTGCCTTAATGTCACCGTCTGAACGGACTGTTCCATTAAATGTTGTTGTTGCCATAATTATAATCCTCCTAGTTTGCGAACGTAGTCTCTAGGCCGTCGACTATATGCGTCTACGTTCTAATTAATTTATATAGTATTTTTTTTATAGCTCTTTTTTTAAAAAAGCGCAAGGTATTCTGTAGTAAAAAATTGATTTTTGATAGCGCTTAAGTGGCTATCGAAACTTCGGGCTTGGCGTCTTTAATTTGTTTAAGACGAGTAGCGTCTTCAAACTCTCGAGCAATAATCTGTTTAACAATTTCCTGAATTTTCTTGTCAATATAGGACATATTAATATTATACTTGCCCTCTTTCAGGTGCTCTTGTTGCCACTCTAGTTCCAAGGACCGTTTCGTAGTGTATAGGTCTTCGGTCATCTGTAACCTCCTCATAGGTTATCCATTTACCTTTTTTAGAGGTAAATCCATCTTTCTCCAGTTTTACCTCATTTTTTCCTAGTTTGTCAAGGATTGATTTTTCTATATCTATAGC